GATCTAATTGAGAAGCAGCTTTTAATGACTCAGGCAGAGTTGAAAGAGTTGATAAGTAATCCGAAATCAACGGTTATTGAGATAAGTTTCGGTATGGCCCTGTTCAGCGGCATGAGAAGAGGGGATTTAACGGCGGTTGAAATTATGCTTAATCGGAAACTCGGCAAGGATGACGGCGGTACTGACTTACCGGCTGAATCAAGGATAAGGCTTACAGAGATATTTGAACAGGGAGTGTCTGAAACTCATAATAAGATCACTGTAACCATGGAGCAGACTACTGTTAAAAAGCCAAAGCAGAAGAAGATTATAAATGTCACACCGGAGGGGAAGGATGTCAGAGTATAAAGAGTTAATCGAAAAAGTTGCGGAAGATATCAAGCCTCTTATGATCTATCTGGATATGTTTTTAATGAAATACGGCATTGATGATATTAACGATATAATAAACAATATGGATTCAAACAATTCCTCACTCGCCGCATGGCCCTTCCCTGAAACTATGAGAAAAGCGGAGATCATGGAAGCACAGACAGAGACCTTCAGAAAGTTCCGTGATCTGCTGCAGACAAGAATATCACAGGTTGATGTTCAGCGTAAACCGGATTCAACACCAGGGCAGGATTTATTAAGAGCTATGGGGATGTGCTAAAACAATAGATTCTAATGGGACATAATACTGCACTAAAAGGAGATATATATGGAAACAAAAACAGACTACAAAGCAGCACAGAAAGAAGCCAGGAATAGAATGTGTCTTCAGTATTCCGGTCCGAAAAATGATTCTGAAAAGAAAGCGATTGTTTCAGAAACCAACAATGTTATTTATGGGTGGGATCACAAAGGCATTAAGAAAGTCGGTGTACGATTCGGCGGTAAGGATTATGCTATAAACAGAGAACCGGCCAATAAGAGAGAGCGTAAAAAGAGACTGGAAGGCCTTGCATACCGGGATAAGAAGGGGAAGATTGCAAAGGATGAAAAGCCGGTGGTTAAAAATGCATAGAGGTGCAACTTCAGGTGCTGCAAGTGATGGATATCAACCTTCTTTAACCGGTTCCGATATGTCTATAAAGACTCCCCCTCGATACCCGAACGGAAAGTCGCCAAAGGTGACAGAAGAGATGCTCGAAGAGGCTCTATTTAACGATGAGTCTTTAGAGGCTCGGGCAGGGCTTATAAAGGCATACGAAAATATAATTAAAACATATGTGGATTCATGCCAGTTATACAAAGAATCTAATAAAATAAAAGATGAAATAATTGCTGAATTAAAAACGGAAGTTCAAAAATTAAAAAGACAGATTAAAAAGTTACAGGATAAATAGTGAATCACGTTGCACAGTTTAAATATACCGATGCTCACCTTCAGGCAATAGTCCGACATCCTCATTTACTCGGGCATATAGCCGGTAAAACGAAGCTTGGAGAGCTTCATTCCTCATGGATCAGGTATATGTGGGACGGCTGTGTAGATCGTGCCTTAATGGCTCATAGAGGCTCATACAAGACAACAGCAATGGCTATCGGAGTTGTCCGGAACATGCTGTTTTTCCCGGATGAGAGAATTGCAGTAGTAAGAAAGACTTTCACGGATGCTTCAGAGGTAGTTGCTATGATTGCGGAGATCATGGAGTTACCTGAAATAATTGCTTTATTCCATTTTGCTCATGGTATAAGGCCCAGAGCAAGAACCAGAAGAGAGGGGAAGTTACTCTATAATTTCAAGAGGACAAAGACTCCTGAAGTAAGCGTAACAGCACACGGTCTTGACGGCTCACTCGTAGGACATCACTATGATAGAATTTGGCTTGATGACGTTATAACGCTTAAAGATAGAGTAAGCAAGGCTGAAAGGCAGAGAAGTAAAGAGGTAATCCGCGAGATCAATACAAACATAATAGATCCCGGAAAGCCTGTAATGTACACAGGGACTCCCTGGCATAAGGATGACGGATGGAATGTTATTCTTTATGATTCAGACGGAAACCCTATACTTGATTGCCCGAAATATCCCGTATCTGCCTGCGGAATACTTTCACCTGAAGATGTGGCGAAAAAGAAGAGGACAACAACGCCTTTTCTTTATGCCGCCAACTATGATTTAGAGATTGAAGCTGAAAACGATCTGTTATTCAGAGATCCTGTTTATGGTAAATGGGATTATCTGGCAATCGGATGCAAGGCTCACCTGGATGCAGCTTTTGACGGAGATCATACATGTGCATTAACATTTATTACTTCACTTGGAAACGATAGGCTACAGGGTAAAGGATGGGTATATCCCGGAAATGTTAAAGACTGGATTCCTGAAATATCAAGGCTTTGCAAGATTCACAAAGTACAGATATTATATAATGAAACTAATGCTGACAAGGGTTTTGTCGCTGATAAATTGAAAGAATACGGGGTGCCCGTAGAGACATATCCCGAGATACAGAATAAGCATGTTAAAATCAGCTCTTATGGATATGAAGTCTGGCCTGATATAATATGGTCTGATGATACCGAGGATGAATACATGGAACAAATACTTGACTATAGAGCAGGGCAGGAGCCGGACGATGCTCCGGACAGTTTCGCCTCCTGTGTTAAGTATGGGTTTAAAATGAGCAGCAGATTCGATGATAACTTATATAACTATTAAGGAGTGTAAATCACATGACAGGTAAAAAAGCGGCAGTAAAGTCAGACAATATAACGGCAGATGTAAAAGCATTGATCAAGCAGGGTATTGATGCAGGAATGCAGGAAATGAAAGCGGATGGATGGATCAATGTTATGGCTGGACTTGGGGGAAATCTCGATAAGCGTAAAAGTACCCGGCATAACGATAGTTCAGAAGAAATTCTTCTTGCTGATGAGCTTGATAGTATTTACCGCGCGGATGGATTAGGTGCGGTCATAGTAGACGCAGTTGCCGATGATATGACCCGGGAATGGATTAAGCTTGATCGTGAAGATACGAATGATATGAGCGATGACGACAAGGACATCAAAGAAGTTATGTCGGTACTTACGGACCTACATGCAGAAATGGAATTTAATCAGGCCCTCAAGTGGAAAAGACTTTTTGGCGGCGCTGTTATGATCATAGGGGCAAGGGATGGGAAAACACTCGAAGAGCCTCTTAACATAAATAGCATAAAAACAATTGATAACATCTTAACTCTTGATTGTGAATGCGTTGATATAGCATCAAGCACATTCGGAGAAGATCCCGAAAATTCGAATTTTGGAAAACCTGAAAAGCTTCATGTGACGTATAGCCAGGGTTCTGCTAATATCGATTTCTATGTTCATGCATCAAGGTGTATATTCTTTTACGGTAAACCGATAGCAAAGAGCAGCCTGAAAACAGTCGATTATAAACAGCGATTCTGGGGCATGTCTGCACTACAGCCCTGTTATAACTCTCTCAGGGATTTAGGAGGAGCACTGGACAGTGTAAGCAATATCCTGCTTGAATTCGTAGTCGGTAAGTTTAAAATTAAAGGTCTTGCAAATATGCTGGCTGCCGGAAATGAAAAGAAACTGATTCAGCGTATGAATATCATCCAAATGAGTAAATCTGTTATCCGCGCGGTTATCCTGGGAGAGGATGAAGAGTGGACAAGAGATACTGCAAATTTAGGCGGCGTGTCAGAAGTCATTCAGCTGTATATGAGTAGACTTTCAGGAGTTTCAAAAATTCCACAGACTAAGCTTTTCGGACGATCTGCCGCTGGTATGAACGCCACAGGGGAAGGAGACCAGACTCAGTATTATGATATGGTTAAGGCAGCACAGAGAAATGAACTCAGGCCACAGCTTACACAGCTTTTAGATATAATCAGAGCATGGAAAAAAATCAAAGTGCCGTTAAGTGTAGAATTTAACCCTCTCTTCCAGCTTACAGAAAAAGAGGAAGCTGAAGTTGAGAAAATCAAGGCCGATACTGACAAGGCAAGAGCTGACATGTATCATATCTATCTCGAAGATGGTATTATTACAGCAGAACAGATATATAAAGAGGAGTGGGAAGAAGTGATGGGGCCATATGAGGAAAGCGAGCCGGAACCGGAGCCAACTCCCCCACCGGTACCAGAGGTTAAGTAATGGTAAGCTCTTCTAAGGATATATTCGTTAACGCCCTAAAGGCAAAATTGAGAAGCAATAAAAAGCCTCTCAAAATAAAGCGTGTTAAATCTCTTTATCC